GGTCGATGTAGATCACATCCATCTTTCCTTCGTAGCAATACAGCAGAAGTTGCAGAGCATGGAAATTCTCTGCGTTGATCACTGTGTGATATGGTTTACCCTCCGCACGGGTCACACGATCAACCGGTATGAGCGAGGGATAGATGGGCTCGCCAAATTTTTTTACGACCACAAGATCTTTTAAGAGCATATTCTCTCTATTACCGTCGATCTCATGAATGATCGATGCAGTGGTTTTTGTGACAGATTCAACAATGAACACGTCTTCTCCGCGTGCTTCCCGCTTCACGACTTTTGTTCCGGCTTCAATCGGTAATTCATAAAGACGGACATGTTCAGGAAGATGCTCTTCATACACAAGACCGAATTTTTTGCTCATGCGAAGCTTGCCAATTTCACGTTCTAGCTCTTTGCGGAGGGTAGCATCTACAACTTTATTCAAAAGATGATCCAAACGCATTTTTGGCTTCTCTATGGCTAATGGAGCCTTTGTTTTATCTGTAGCAGGCATTGCTGCATCACTATGCCAGCCTTTAGAGGAATAACCAACAGTAATACACCAACAGTCATTGGTACTCAATAGGAGGTAACCACACCAAAATTGGCTGTGTGAAGCAAGATCTTATTCTCCAATTTGGACGGCACATCCGCTCTCTTCGTAAAAAGCATAAACTTACTCAAGAAGAGCTTGCAGGACGATCTCGAATCAGCTTGAAATACATCCAAAAGCTGGAAGGGAAGACACCCCAAAATCCGAGTCTTGTCATAGCGCAGAAGCTGGCTGACGGTTTTGAAATTCCGCTCTGGAAGCTGATGAAATTTGAAGATTAAACTCAGCGCCTTTTCCTTTTATCTTCCAATCGGATTGATCCATCCTTCAGGATGAGCTTGCTCTTAAGGCAGGAAAGCAGCTCATGCTTCTCATCCTTCGTGCCTTCCCGCAGGATGTACTTCGCGTAGCGCCGCACATCGACCCCGAGCATCTCCGGCGCGGATTCCTTTCCGAAGACGCCGTTTGTAAATTTTTTGTACCGCGAGACTTCTTCCTCCAGCTTCATCCGCATGCCCAATTCATCGAGATCAATGGAATCGATGATTGCCGAAAGCTGCTCGATGAGTTCTTCCTCACGGATGGATGGCTCCTTGCAACGGAGATCTCTTGAATGAGTGCATCGGTAGTAAATGTACTTCTTGATACTCCCGTCTTTCAGTGGCTTTTGTTTCTCCTCAGCTGTGATACCTGATCCGCACCCGCCGCAGAGCAGCATCCGCGTAAAGTGGAAGTTATCTGTCTTGGAACCCCACTCGCGCTTCGGTCCCATGCTAAGCAGTTTCTGCACTTCGTTGAAGAGATCCTGCGAAACGAGTGGCTCATAATCTCCCTTGTAGAAATTGCCGCTGTCTTGCGGGTACTCAAACTTTCCCGTGTAGTAGTGCTGCCGCAGCATTCGATAGATCATGCTGAGCGTGATGCGCTTCCCCTTGCGGGTCGTGAAATTCACTTCCTTAAGCCACTGTTGCAGCACCCGTCCGCTCGCGCCTTGGTGCGCCACATGCTCGAACATCTGCCTGATGATCGGCCCACGGATGGGGTCGATAATGACTTTCCCTCTTGCTAATCCCGATTGCTTCTCCAAAAGGTATCCGAGCGGCACGAGGCAGGGGCGGTAGCCCATCTCCACCCGTGTTTTCTGTCCGCGCTTTACATTGAGTCCTCGATTGTCGTTTTCCAATTTTGCTTGTGAGCAGAGAATCATGAGTAGGAATTTCTCATTCGGGTTATTTGTGAATCGTTGACCGTGTGTCCTGATGTCGATGAGGAATCCTTGATCCATAAGATCGACTACCGAACCGAGGTCACCGGCGTTTCTTGAAAGCCTATCTGGTGCCCATGTCAGAATGCCCGTGAATCCTCCCCGCCGGATATCTTCGAGTAGTTGTTTGAAGACTGGCCGAGCGCCAGACGCTTTCGCGCTATGACTCTCACGCCGAATTTCAACGATCTCTAGTCCTTCACGCTTGGCTACCGCGAGCATCTCTTTGACCTGCGAATCGATGCTCAGTGCCTGTCTCTCATCTTCTTCGCTCGATTTCCTCGCATAGAGGCAGTAGCGGGGACTGACAGCGATTTTCTGGGGTGAAGCGCTGAGTTGTGCATTACCGAGTGTGGGAATGAAGGGAGCCTTCTGGCTCAGAGTGGCGGTGCCCATAGGATGGAAGTGAAGAAATAAAGATTAAAGTTTTCGTACATTTGGATATTGCTGAACGAGGGAACAGTAATTTTTCATGATCACCAATGCTTCCTCCCGCAAAAGGCCTGAGTGCTGGCAGACAACACGGAGATCAAACATATTCGTAATGCCGGATTTTCTGACCGCTTCATAAGCTGCAAACATTTCTTCGGTGATGGTGGGGATAATCGTATTCATACTGGTTAGGAATGGAGAAAAATTGAAACTATCGATGGATATCGATGCAGACCACGCGCAGATCGGGATAGGTCGACAGAGCAGCTTTGACTTCCTTGAGCCAAGTGTTGCCTTTCTTTTTCTCTGTTCTCCACTTCATCCATCCTTCCACGATGAAAGTTTCCCACTCATGCCACCATCCATCCGGCGTGATCATCGCGGCGGGTAGGATGTCTTTCAGATTCTTTTTCTCCAGCAGTGCTTTTGCACTAATGACATTCCCGGGGAACGTCCTGCTCCATCGGCCGCCGATCTCATACCAATCCCACTTCGCTTTCGGATTGAACGTCTTGATGGAGAAGAGACCGTGACCATCGATACCGCCCACGCTCCCTTTCCAGTCTTTCATATGAGAGACGAGTGCTTTCCGGTCAGAGCGGCGCACTCGGTAATGCTTCGCCATCGCCGCGATTTCTCCGCCATCCAGATACTCCTTATATGGAGGCACCTCGTGTTCGTCGCTATAGAGCCGAAGTGCTTCAGCGATGTGTTCCTCGATGTCTCCTTCGGCGGGAATGAAGACGTAGACGCTGTAGTGCATAAAATTGTTGGAATGGCTTCTGTACACAGCAATGGCGCTATCCGATCCCAAAGGCTAGGCGAAAGACCCGCCTGCTTTCGCCTAAAACCCTTCAAATTCCTCTTTCTCCTTACATCCGCTGAAGAATGTCCCAATGTGGCACGTCATCGTCGCCCGGTTCGTTAATCTCGCCACGGATGCTGTCCCATCCGGTGAGTGAGCCATCATTCCCGATAAAGCATATGCCGAACGACTGTATTTTCTCCTCTAATGCTTTGATGATGAGAAGAGAGAAAGCATCAGCCAAATCGTCGTGCTTTTCGATGCCGAAGTTCGTGAGCTGGTTGATGAGATCCTCAGCTCCTTTCTTTGGGAAAAGTACTTGTCCCGACTGCACCGCGTGCGAGGTGAGCGCAAGCCTCGCTCTCTTATCCTGCCCCTTCACCTTCACCGCCTCCGCATCACATTTTTCCTCCTTCAAATGTTCCACAAGAGAAGACTGATAACCGACATCCTCAATGTAGAGTTTGGATTTATGGCCGTTCCCTGTCATCGCTGCAACTTGCTTTGCGCGTTCGAGCGTCTCAAGCGCCGTCAGCCGCTCATTCACGGGGTTCGGTAAGATGTAGATCTGCGTTTTGCCGTCGAAGAAATAGAGCCGAGCGGAGACCATTGCCGTGTAATCGGCGCTGTCACTCAGGGAGATAGCAAGATCAATTCCCGTGGCGGTATGCAGGAAACTGACTTTCAGCCCTTTAGTCGGGGTCGACTCGTTGGTGGGGAAGTCGTCGTACGTCTGAATCCACTCTGGATGGATCACGCGCTCGGCATTGGAGAGAATTGTGAGGAGAAATTCCCGATGCCATGCGGCTTCGTTGCCGATGCGCAGTCGCTCGTCATCGATTGCTTGCTGAGTTGGGTATTTCCCAAGCCAGAGGGCTTTTCCTTCAGCATCGAGTAATGGATACTCTCGATAAATACCCTTCATAGAGCCATTCAAAATGTGCCGCTCGAATTTCTTGAGAAGGCAGTCTTCGTGCAGAAGGTTCCCAATGATGAACGTCCGTGTCTTCGGTCCCCCGGCAGGAATCACTTCTCCCATGAGCCACTGGTAGGTTTTGTCACGTCCATCCTTTGTTTTCACCGACTGCAAATCTTCGATGTCGTCGCAGATGATCAGCTGCGGACGATGAGGCCCATGTCGAATGCCACGCACACTTGTTTCCGTAGATGCGGCAGTAATACGTGCTCCGAGGAGTGGCAACACAATGGAGGAGGAATTCCACTCATCATCACGCTCATCAAACGGCCCAAGGTCTTTTCTAAGCAGTGGGTTCCGTTCAATCTCATCTTTCAAATTCTTCAAATGCTGGCGGGCTTGTGATTGCGTCTGTCCGAGGATCAGCACGAATTTTACGTTCATCTTTCCCAAAATCGCCCATAGCGGAAAACTGAGACTCACAATGGTCGATTTTGCAGAGCCTCGAAATGCAGTGATGGCCACGAGTCCCTGCGTTTCATCTTCCGTGAAGCCGAAGATTTCTTTTTGGAATGGAGCCGTGGGACAGGTCACGTAGTGGCCGAAGTACACATGGAAGAAATAGAAGTGGCTTTCGCGCGTAAGGGCGCGGCGCACCTTCTGGTCTTTGATGAGCGTCAGGCGTAGATCCGGTGTAAGAGGGTCGAGAGGCATAAGATTGGAACGAGGAACGTCACCACTCCATACGTAAAATGTCGCCGTAACTGCCGTTGTCACGGTCATCGCTGTGGTCCGGGTACATGAACTTTTCCCACTCCGAACTCCTGTCCATCTCCGATTTCGTGAGACCTTTGTTCAGTTCCCCCAGACTCAATGGCCTACCCCGTCCCCGCATCTCCAAAAGCGGCAGTATCAGTGTGGAGAATGCATCCGCGAGATCGTCGTAGCGCTCGTTCCCAAAACCCACGAGCTGCTCGATGAGCCGCTCGCAGCCGGTCATCGGGAACCGTATCCGTCCCGATTGAATGAGGTGCGAAGCAAGTGCAAGACGGGAGCGTTTGTCCTGTCCTTTCGTCGGCACGCCTGTGACAGGAAATCCCGAAGCATCCAGTTGCTCAATGAGACCACGCTGGAATCCAACGTCTTCGATATAGAGATCTGTCTGCTCCCCACCACCGAGCACGAGCGATACGGACTTAGCCCGTTCGATTGTCTCAAGAAAGCTTAGGTGCTCATTGACGGGGTTTGGCAGGATGTAGATGACCATGTCCTCGCCGTAGCCGTACATGCGGCCTGACACCATTGCTGTATTGTCCGCACCGTCCTCTTTGGAGATCGCGGGATCGATGCCTGTCCCGATCATGCGGAAGGGCAAGGTATTTTCGTTTGGAAACGTACTGTAGTACGTGATCCACGACGGATGGATGAGTCGTTCGAGATCCGGAATGATTCGCAACATGTACTCGCGCTGCCACGCGGCTTCACTGCCAACCCGTTGGCGTTCGGCCTCGATGGTCTGCATCGTCGGGTATTTCCCCGGCCAGAGGCACTTGCCTTCGCTATTTTGAATCGGATACTCGCGGAATGCTCCCTGCATCGTCCCGCTTGCGATCTCGCGCTGTAATCTCCGCAGTAAGCAGTCTTCATGGAGGAGATTTCCTACGAACACGATGCGCGTGCCACGGTCACCCGCAGGAATGAGTTCTCCTTTCACCCACGCGTAGGTTTTGTCCCTGCTGTCCCGTGTCTTCACCGACTGCAGATCCTCGATGTCATCGCAGATAATCAAATCTGGGCGGAACTCTTTATGGCGAAGACCACGGACGCTTTGATCGATGGAGACTGCCATGATCTTTGCGCCGTGACTCCCAATCACCAAACAACTGTTTCTCCATTCGTCCTCTTCCTCGTGGTACGGCCAGAGGTCGTTATGAAGCAGTCTGTTATTTTCCAGTTCCTCCTTGATGTTTTTCAGATGCTGCCGTGCTTGCGCCTGTGTCTGCCCCACAAGCAGGATGAATTTCTTGCTCGGTGTCCCGAAGATCGACCAGAGGACATAGGACATGTTCATGATCGTCGATTTCGCGGAACCACGGAAGGCGGTAATAACAATCGTCTGCAGTCCGTCGCTCTCCGTCAGACGGAACATGTCTTTCTGGAACGGTGCCGTCCGATACTTCACGTAGTGCGAGAAGTAGCAGTGGAAGAAGATCTCGTGATGTTCGCGTGCGAGCTTGCGCCGGACTTTGCGGTCACACAGCATCAGTGCCACGAGCTGTTCCATTTTCGGAGGGAGGTTGACCTGCGTCATGAGAAGAGATGGAAGGAGAAAGAGAAGAAGCGTCCTCGTCGCCGAGGGATGCCATTTTGAGAGCCTCGGTGATCGCGGCTTCCTGTTCGGGGGTGAGTTGTTCGTTGTCCTGCTTGATCCGTGCGGTCACCTCGAGCTTGTTGTTGTAATTCGGGTTTCGATGCTTAAGCCAGTACATCACCGCTCCCAAGTTATTGTCGCGGATCGCGGCGAGGAGCTGGCTTTCGGCCATGTCATTCACGAGATGTGTGCCTTCGGCCAAGGCTTCGTCAGCCGCTTTGGAAAATTCCTCATCCTCTTTCTTCCAGCGGTAATACGTCGCCCGTCCGACACCCGATTTCTCACAGGCGATGGAGACAATGGGCACTTTCCGTAGCTGTTCAATCAGCAGCGCCTGCTCGCGGGCTTTGCGTGCTTCGATAACTGCCGAGGGTTCTTTCTTAGTTGTCACGGTGCTTAGAGGAAGGAAGTTTTTGTGCATCAGTGCCCGTCAGTTTTTCAAACCGCCGGATGATCACCTCGCAGTAGTGCGGGTCTAGTTCGATGGCGATGCATTTACGCTTTGTCTGTTCACAGGCGATCAAGGTGCTCCCGCTACCGGCGAAGGGTTCGTAGACTGTGTCGCCGATCTTGGAGCTATTAAGAATCAATTGCCGCAGGAGTCCCACGGGCTTCATCGTCGGATGGAGAACGCTTTTGGACGGTTTCGGATAGACAATCACGCTCTTATCTTTCGACCGGCGGAATTCATGCACGCCGAGCCAGCCGTAGGCGATGAGTTCGTGCTGCGGGAGATAGTCAAGCCGTCCGACGATGGCTTGGGTCTTCACCCACACGAGCAGCTGCGCGAGGTGGCATCCGGCATCTTGCATCCCGTCCCGCAGCGGAAACACCATCCGGTCAGAGTTGAAGATGTAGAGAGCGTTCTTGCGCTGAAGGAAAGGTTTCACGGTTTCGATCCACCTGCGGGTGAAGATGCGGTACTCGCCGTCACTCTGAAGGTGATCGTTCTTGATCGCGGTGTGCGCCGTCTTCGCTTTCCGGAATCCTTCTTTACCCTCCACGTAGGCGATGCCATACGGAGGGTCTGTGAGGATGAGGGAGATGCGTTTTTGCCCGAGCACATCGCTCACGAGTGCCGCGTCCGTGCAGTCGCCGCATACAAGCAGATGCTCTCCGAGCGAGAATCGGTCACCGAGTTTTACAGTGAAATTGGTCATGATTTGAGGTGGGAAGCTTTCGTGCCCGTGAGAGTCTCGAAGCGGCGGATAATGAGGTCGCAGAAAATCGGCTCTACTTCCATGAGAAATGCACGGCGCTTCAATTGCTCACAGGCGATGAGGGTGGAGCCGGAACCTCCGAACAAATCGAGCACGGTGTCCCCGGGCTTCGTGCAGCGACGTAGCGGTTTTTCATGGAGTGTCGGCGGTTTTTCCGTGGGATGTTCGTACTGGGAATTGTGAATGCGGTGAGCAAGCCAGATGTCCAGATGATCGAGAATGTCATCGACGGCGCGGTTCCCGCTCCCGATCTCCTTATTCAGCAGCTCCGTCATACTCCGCAGATTTTTATTGAGGTACGGCTTGCCGCGGATACCGTAGACACACGGCTCGTAACACTTACTAAACGCGACTTCCAAGGTGACGTTCAAATTGTTCTTGATCCAGAGACAGGTGCGTTGCGGGTTAAGCCCTACCTCTGCAAACAACGTGTGCAGGAGACCGATATAACTATGGTCGCAGTAGCAGAAGAAGTGACAGGCGGGCTTCGCGGTGCTCAGGGCATTCTGAAATGCGCTCTGCAGGAATTTCTTGTACTCCTCATCACTCTTATTGTCTTTTGTCTTGCCGCCGTAGCGCATGGTATGCCCAACCCCCTCGTTGTAGTTCAGGTTGATGTTATACGGCGGGTCCAGATAGATAATATCTGCCTTCACTTTGCCCATGAGTTTTTGCACGTCATCAGGATTCGTCGCGTCGCCGCAGAGGAGACGATGGTTACCGAGGGCATACAGTTGTCCAGGTTTCGTTTTCGGTTTCTTGATTTCCTCCAGTTCCTTTTCTACATCGAATCCATCATCTTCCGTTTCGAGCATCCCGTCCCATATGCTCGAGAGTTCACTGTCGCCGAATCCCACGTCCATGAGCATTCCTACATCGAAATTTTTTAGCTTCTCCCAATCCCACTCTCCGGTGGTGCGGTTGAGCCGGAGGTTTAACTCCTTCTCCTGTTTAATGCTCGGAAGATTGACGTAGATGACGGGCACAGCCTTCATGCCGAGCCTTTTTGCCGCCTCCAGCCGCATATGACCGCCGATCACGATATTTTTTCGTTTGGTGGCACCGTTGGCGATCACCGGATCGATGAATCCGAACTTCTGGATGCTTTCGGTGAGGCGTTCGAG